AGCGGGCGTAGCTCAGGGGTAGAGCACAACCTTGCCAAGGTTGGGGTCGGGCGTTCGAATCGCCTCGCCCGCTCCAGTTTTCCTAAGAAATACAACGGACTTAGCGACATTCCCCGCAAGGGGAACCGCATCCGCTCGCACGCTACTAGCACGCACGGTTACAGGGGTGATCGGACGCGAGGCGAGCCGACCGACTTCATCCATGAGGTCGTCCAGCGCCTCACGGGCCTTGCCCAGATAGTCCGGGGCGTACTTCGCATAGCGCCCGGTCGTCCGAAAGTTCGGCATGGAGTGCCCAAGCATCCCTGCAATTTCGAGTTCGGGCACGCCACGCGAGCGAAGCTCCGTCGCGACGGTGTGGCGGATCGAATAGGGCACCACGTCATCGCTGAAGCCCGCGTCGTCCCGAATGGTGCGCCACGTCTTGTTGATCTTTTGAATCGGCTTCCCCTTCCACTGGACCAGATGGCTGTTGGCCGTCTCAATCCACGGGACAAGGAAATCGGGCATGGGCACCACGGGGCGGCGCTTCTTCGTCTGCGACCGACCCGGCGGATTCAGGTCAATGATCCCGCGCGCCGTGTCGCACTGGAATCGGGTAAGCTGCAAAATGGCTTCCGGGCGCGCGGCGGTGCCCAGTAGCAGCATGACGAACATCTGGAGGTGCGGCGGTTCCGTTGCATCCCATAGGGCCGCAATTTCCTCTATCGACAACACGCGCTCGCGCGGCTGGCCTTCGGGCAGCGTGCCGAACGGGACCGGGCGGTCTAGCTCGCCATTCTTCCACGCGAAATTGACGGCGGCCTTCACGGCCCCCATCGCGCGCTTGATGGTGCCGTCCGCATAGCCCTGTCCCCGGAGCTTCCGAACAACCTCCATCTGGCGCTCAAGCGTGAACTCGCCAACGGTCATTCCCGGCGACAGAGCTTCAAGGATGATTGTGAGGTTGCGGCGCTGGATTCCGGCGGAACGGACGTGCTGCCCGTGCTTGTCCTGATAGCGGGCGCAAACGGTCGCCAGCACAACAGAGCGCGGTTCCTCCCGGTCACGGCGACCGTGGAGCGTGTACCACTCCGCTAGGGCCGCTTTTGCGGTTTCAAGATCGCCAGTGCCGAGTGATGCTCTGCGAGTCTGTCGCGTTTCGGCGTCGAACCATGTTCGGCACCACTGCGGGCTGTTAGGCCGTCGGCTGAGCCAATACTCGCCAAGCTCAAATGGCCGTTCGTCTGAATTTTTGGACATGCGGGGACCTCATTCCTTTGCAAATAATCGAGAATATGTTGTTCGGTGTACCGGGGACGGCCTCCAATTTTGACATAGGCAATTTCGCCACGGCTGCGGATGCGCCGCAACGTGTCAGCCGACATCCCCAGCCGCGCGGCTGCCTGCCTTTCGGGCAGTAGCTCCGGGAGCTTGAGGATGTCGGCTGACATCGGATTGACCTCAGAACGTACCGTTGAGGCGGACAGCGACATCCGGGCTAGGGTTAGCGGCGGCTTCCGTCGCCACGCCCAGCTTCGTATTGCCGCTGGCAGTCTTATTCACGAGTCCGGTGGCGGAATCGTAGTAGACGACATCACCCGCCGCGATGGCGAGCGCCGACACCTTGGGCAGGCGGAAAACGCCGACCGTATCGACATCGACAGGCGCGCCGTTCGCCGCGTCGCCATTGGCAACGCCGATGATCGACCCGACGGCGACCACTTCGCCGGAAGTGATTTCCGCCGGAGCGGTCAGAGTGAGCGTGTTGCCCGGCTGGATATAGTTCTTCATCTCAAAGTCCTTTCGAGGTGCGAAAGATGATTGTGGAGGGTGGCCGACCGCCGCTCAGGTTCGCGATTTCCCGGTCCAGAGCCGCCAAGGCGGCCCGCATTTCCGAACCTGAGGAAAAGGCGACCTCCTCCCCGTTCTGGTCCCGGAACGAACGGATTCCGTCGGTCAGGGCCTTGAACAGGGAGTCGCGCCGTTGCTGGAGGTCGGCCAAGGTCGCCATTACAGGTCGTCCTCACCCAGATCGTGATAGGCCCCGCGCCAGTCCACGGCCCCGCAACCGAAGTCGAGGACAACACGGAACTCCCGGCCAAGGACCTCCCAGCCGTCGCGGCTGGCAATCTGCGGTCCCTGTGCGGACGACAGATAGGCATATTCGAGGACGGGCAGCATCGCCGGGTCGGCGAACACGTACCAGTCATCCCCGGACAGGCGCGGTTCGATCAGCAGCGTCATTTTGCCGGAGAACGGATTCTGGTCGTCCACCTTGGCGGCTGCCAGTTCTGCCAGCAGTTTTTCAAAGGTCGTTTCCAGTTCCGGCGCGGCAAGGATGAACTTGGGCGTCGCGCTGATCGGAGACACGCCGTCCAAGCCGGTCTGACGGCGAAGCGCCAGCCGGGCAGCCGACAGCGAGTCCACGTCGGGAGCCGCGCCAGTTACCGACAGGTTGCCATGCGCGGCGGAGAACAGAGCGTTGCCGTCCTCCATCACGGGGTTGCCGGTCAGCAGTGAGACAAGCTGGTCCGCTTCCGTTTCGGCGGCGGCCCGGCCCATCATTTCCGCCCAGCGCGCGAACGCGCCAAGGTCGTCATTAATGATCGCCTTGCGGGACAGGTTGAACATGCCGCCAAACGTCTCCAGCGAATAGCCTTCCTTGGCTTCGCCGGTCGTCAGGGCCTTGATCTCCCCGGCCTCCGTCACCTTTTGCAGCTTGCCAAACTCGCCCAGCTTGAGGAGCGACATGGGGCGGAAATCGTCCGCCGTCCGCTGGCGCGCCAGTTGCTTGAGTTGCGATTCCGCTGCCCGGTATGCGGGCATGAGAATCCGGTTTCCGGTCGCCGTCAGCAAGTTCGGGAAATCGCTGGTCGTGTGGAGCGCGCGGGTAAGCACCTCCTCCCGGCCAAGCGTGGCAATGCCCGCCTGCCCGGAACGCTGGAGCGACTGGCGCGCCATGTCGGACATGCCAAGCGACATATAGGCCCGCGCCCCATCGCTGGGTTCGGTCCCCATCGCCCGGCAGGCGAGAGCTTCCGCCATGCGGTCCTGCACCACGGCAGGATCATCGCCCGACGGCCCGACGCGGATATTCGAGACCGGGACGCTGCGACGTTGCATTTCAGCGAACACGGCGGAACGGGCCTCCTCTACGGTCGCCTCACGGTCGATCAGATCGTTCGCGAAGGCGGCTGGCAGGCGCGCATAGGTGACGGCGCTGCGAATCTGGGCATTGGTTTCAGCCCGCGTTTCGTCTTCGGGCGGGTCGGAAATGATTTCCTGCTGCCCCGTTTCAATTTCATCTTCCATCGTTTGACTCCTGATGGTGGCTTGTTTGTCGGCGGGGACCGCAACTAGGGATACCTCCACGATTTCGAGACTGGTCACGTTTCGGACCAGTTGGCCCGAACGTACATCGCGAGGTGAATCTGTGAATTTGCGGACACGGTAGCCGATACTGATCCCGGTCAGTATGCCGTCGGCAACCAGATCAAAGGCACGGTCGTCCCGGATATGAAGGGTTGCAAACAGCCGTCCCCCTTCAAATCGGAAGTTGTCAGCATACCCGAGGATATTGCTGACGCTGCCCTGATTGTGCGTATCCATGAGAGGGAGTCGAGACGCTACCCGGACAGCCTCAGCAGTCAGCGTCAGACGCTCGATCCGGCCCGGCATGGGAACCGGGGAATCCGTCGCCACAACCGCCTCCACGGTGCGGTTGTCGCGGTCCAGCGTGGACGGCTCAAAGGTCGCCCGCGCCCTGCGGATTTCGATCTTATCGAGCGAGCGGATAGACATTGCCGTCTCCTCTGAATGCTGATTCCGGCAGGGAATAACCGTGGCCGCGATACGCATATTTCAGATGTTCCCAGTCCAGCCGACCGCCCGCGTCAGTGATCCGCGCATGGTCGAGAATGATGCCTTGCAGGACAGGCACCAGCAGGCCGTGGTGGACGCCGACGAACAGCTTTTGTTCGGTGGGCAGATGCTCAATTGAGACGTGATAGCAGGGGTCATGCAGGCGCATCGGCGGCCTCCTTCGCTTCTCCGAAGGACAGGCCCAGTTCGCGTTCGCGCTCCCGGTCGGAAATGATTTCCGCGTCCAGTTCCTCCACGCTATAGCCTTGTGCCGCAACGGCCCGGCGGCGGGAGGTCAGCCCGGCGGCAATCATGGTCGCAGTCGCCTCCGCGTCCTTGGCCGGGTCGATCCACTCTTGCGCGGGCATGATCCATTCGCAGGCGAACCAGTCGTCCGCGTTGGACTCGAAGTCTGGCGCGTCGATTTCACCCGCCAGAACGGCGGTCGTCACGAACCGCTGAAAGATCGGGCGCAACAGTTGCGGGACGATAACCTGAAACTGGATTGCCTCCACGCGGCGGCGGAACTCCAGCAGCCCGGCCCGGAGGGACGAATAGTTCGCGCCAGTGAGGTCGCCTGTCAGCAGATATTCCGGGACGCCCAGCCCGGCGGCAATGCCGCGAAGCTGGAGCTTGGCGAAGTCCACTGTCTGCTGGGCGTTCTGAGGGCCGCTAAACTTGATGTCGAAACCGGCAGGGAGGACCTTGAGGGTCCCCGGCTCCAGCCCGGACTCCATGACGGAATCTGTGCCAATCCCTTCAAACGGGAAGCCGCTGGCGGAGCCGTTCTGGTCGATCAGGAATCCCGCGAACATGGCGGCGACTTTCGCGGCGACAAGCAAAGCGTCGTCCAACTGGTCCAGTTCGCCCGCTCGGATCAGGACAGGCGCAAGCCACGAAATGCCGCGAACCTGCCCCGGCCCTAGCGGCTTGAACAGATGCACCATGTCGGCGGCGGAAACGCGGACGGGCTGCGCATAGCCTTCAAAGATCGCTGTAGGATCGACCGGGCGGACCCAGTAAGCGACCCGGCGGCCTTCCGCGTCAAACTCCACGCCCGCGATGATGCGACCGCCGGAACTCAGTTCGCCGGTCTGGGCGATGTCCACTTGCTCCGGCGCAATGCGGCGGAGGCGCAAGCCTTCGTCCGTCGTCGCGAGCTGGATAAAGGCTTCGCCGCTCACCACCATGTCCCGGACGGCTCCGGCGGTCAGGCCGGGGAAGTCCGTCCGTTCGTCCAGATCACAGACAGCGGCCCAGCGGTTGAACGCGGCTTGCACCACAGGGCGGCTTTCGCTGTCAGGATGTTGCGGCGTCGGGGTCATGCCCGCGCCGACCAGCGCCGTTACCCATGTCGCGCTTCCGTTATTCAGCCATGGGTTATTCTCCACGGCATAGCTGGCCTTGCGCGCAATGACGGCGCTGCCCGCCAGCGTCTCCGGGCCATAGCTCCCGAACGTCGCGTTGCCCCGCTGCCCGCTGGTCGCGTCAAACCTACGCTGGAGGACATCGCGTCCAGCGGGCCGGGTCTGACGGCGACCGAATAGCCGGGAGAGAGGCGACGGCAAGCGCATGTCAGTTGCCCGACACCGTGCCCGCAAGCGCAACACGAATGTTGCTCAGATAGCGGGTCGCATTGATAGACAGGCCGTCGCGGAGAGCCGGGGCCGCTTCGTCGATAACATCGAACCCGTCAAAGCCGGGCCAGACGTGAATGAAAATCGGGCGGTCCTCCTCCCAATAGAGAGGCGGTAACGCCTTGATCGACTTAACCGCGTCGGCGCGGAGGCGGGCGTTATCGTCATTGTTGAAAACGATGGTCGCCGCGTTGTCGTCATTCGGATCGCCCGGACGGGTACGGCGAGCGCCCTGAAAACCGGCAACCTGATTCAGGATCGACGCCACCATTTTCGGGCGGTCGGTCGTGCGCGCCAGTTCGACCGCAAGCGCAAGCTGAGCGACATCGGCAAGAACGAAGTCACGACGCTTGCCCTG